AAAGGAGGAGGGGAGGGAAAGGGAATGCCTGATTGGTGATCTCGTCGGACATTATCCCGCAAAGATAGATTGCCCTACCACTTTACCCTATCGGCCCAGTAAGCAGCAGACAGCTTACCCTTGGCGATATTACTGGCGTGCCGTGCCTTGAATGATGCGCGGCGTGCCTTGTCTGCGGCTGATTCACCTTTGCGCGATGGGCTACCGCTAACGCCTTGCTGGCCAAAGCGGATTAACCTTATCGTATCACCTTCCTTTGCAAGTACGGCGTGCGACTTGTTTGGATTATTTGGTGTGCGTTTGGGTTTGTTGTAACCCTCAAATTTCTCACCGCGATAGGTAATCACTTCTTTTTAGTTCCTTTTTTTGTAGCGCCAGGCTTTTGCGGTTTGGCTTTAACGCCTTTTTTTGTAGTGACAGGGTTCTGCGGCTTGGCTTTAGCGCCTTTGGCGGGCTTCATGTCGCCGTAATGACCAGGCATGGCTGTTGGGTGGTTTCAATCAGTTTACCGCGCCATAGCGGCTGCGGAGTTGCGCCAACGTCAGTTCGGAGCCATCATCACGAACCAGTTTTGCCATGGCATCCGTTGGGCCGTACTTATTAGCAAGGCGGTTGAAGTATGCCACCTTGCCGGGGCCTAGCGCATCAGCCTGCGTTGCACGTGGTTGCTTCGCAAGCCATTCGCCATAGGTTTCGCTTGCAGGCACGGGGCCATCCATACTGGCACGTTTGCCTTTTGTTACGGATGGCGGCGGATCAAAACCAAGCTCCTTGTAATTGATTACAGGTACGGTCGTTGATCGGCAATTAAAATGCTGCGGCGGCATTGGACCTTTGCCATAGTCAAACTCCTTACCATCTAATGCACGACATATTGCGCTGGTCCTAGTGTCTAGTGTTGCGATGTAACGATATTTCTGCGTGATGTCTTGATTTGCCTCGTACACCTGCTGGCTTGCTGTATTGGCTACTTGGTTGATGCTAGTGCGGATAAGCGCTACAACTTGGCTATCGGTTACGGAGGTGGATTGGCCACCTGCTGCGATGATCTTTGCCAAGGTCTTGCTGACCATGGTTGGCTCTTGACTGAATTGCAGGCTACCAATCAAGCGCTTGACGATACTTGGAGTGGTTTCACCTGTCAGCAGCCCTTGCCGCACTACCTGGTTAAACCTCTCAGCCTGGTCTACTGCGATACCACGGAAACTCTTCTCCACGGTGCGACCATTGGGCAATGTAATAGTGGCGCCACGCGCAGCGGTAAGACTGAATGTGCCAGTACCGGCCTGCTGCGCCAATGCTTCCACGCCATAGACAGACTTAAACAAGTCATCACTTAATGCAACAACATTAAGTTGCGTTGGATCTGTAGTAACAACAGATTGCGCAAATTGCGGGCTGATCTCTACGGTATTAACGCTGCTGCGGGTAACACCTTCAGGCATCGCCTTGCGCAATTCATTAGCAACAAACTCCGATTGCAACTCAGCAATGCCTTGCAGCTCGGTTGCAGTGATCTCGGTGCTATCACCAGCCCAGCCATCTAGGGATTGCTTGAGTTGCGCCAGGATGCTGCGCAGCCGTGCTGCCTTAACAGGTGCGGCAAGATCATCAATCACGCGCAATTGATCTACTGCATCAATGATGATGTCGTTGTATGAATTAACAACACGTCGCGCTACGCTATTACTGTAGCGGTTGAGGTCAATTGCATTTTTGTATAGCCTTGCTGGTGTGCTCACATGCCGCCTGTTGCCGTTGCATCTACTTCTTGCTGTACATCAAAATCATCGCCAAATACTTCGCCATCTGATAATTGCATCAGCAGTGTTTCTTTGGTAATTGTACCTGCGGTATAAAGTTGCAGTAGAGCATTTACGTCAGCTGGTTCAAGCCTAGCACCAATAAAATCACGGTTAACGGTACAACTACCTGCTGCCTCCTGTTGGCTCATAAATTGCGCATGAAACTTAAGGCTGTTGTCGATCATATCTTGTACGTTTTGCGCAATTACCATCATTGTGCTGTCGCCTTGACTGCGGTCAATCGTCTTAGATGCTGCGGTTTCAGCCGATAGCTTTTGGCCTAACACTGCCGACAAGCCTAGTTCATTAATCTGCGCTGCAATTTGATCTAATCGCTTAAATTGAAAATCAAAGCTACGGCCTTGCGGTTCGATGTATTCTGCCCTGCCATCTGCAGGGAATGAAATGGCTTCGCCGGGGCCTGCTGATACTTCTTCTGCGCTTGACGGAAAGCCAAATAATGCAAGCATCGGCACACAAGATACATGAAGGATGTTATCAAGGTCTGATTGCACCTGATAGCTCTTTAGATTAAGTTCTGCAATATCTTCAAGCGGTGGTCTTGATTCCATGAAGCCAAGGCGGTTGCTGTATGCAACGCTAAATGGGATCTCAGGTAGGCTTGTGGTGCCTTCATCGACTACTTTGTAGTTGCCATTATCTTGACGTTGGTGGATTTCATACTGCCCAGGCGTTAGCACACGCACCTGATCAATTTGCTTTTCGCCGTACTTACTATCGGTGTCTGCTTCTAGCACGGTTTCTTGCAGCCTTAGCTGCGTCAGCCGTTGCTGGCCATCTTGCTGCTCGGTGCGATAACCAAGGATTTGACGTGGTGTGTAGGTGCACCAGTATGGGCGGCCACCATTTGATGGTGCATCAACAAGGCAACCGATATGGCCATAACGCACCAGCTTGCGGGCTGATTCATAGGTCCAAACATTTAGATCATTTCCTTGCATATCAACATCAAACAACTGCTCACGTATTGCATCTGATACATCTTGCAACTTGACGGGTTTACGCGTCAACATACCAGCCAGCATACGCTCTAGGCGCTGGTAATAAGGCGGGCAAACGCTTCTGGCCAAACGATTATCGTAGCTTTCATCCTGCTCCCGTGGTTCCTGTGGTAGGTAACGGCGATGCTTACGCCTTATGCCATAGGTGCCGCCCATTAGATCTTCGATCAAGACCCAATGCGGTAGCATGGAATGCCATGCGCCATTGGGGTCCCCAACGTTCGTTACTGGTCGCTCGGTAACTTTACGATCGTAGGCGGCCGGGGTGCTATACATTGAATTGCTTGCAGTGCCAATAGTGTCAATATAGCCTAATGCCAGTGCCTTTGCCGGCCCTTTGGTGAAGCGGGTTGAAATCGCTCAATATTAGGTAGCCCAGACCATCTGTCCAGTGCTCGATGCCTGCTGACTTGTCAATGATGTAATCATCAGATCCTTCCTTGTAGGTGACATTCTTAAGAGCCTTTATTGTGTTCTTGCAACGTGGATGAACAAAAAGTCGAATATGACCACTGGCGCTACGAATCATCATATTTGTAGCATTGATCTTATCTTTCACCGCCCATGGGGCACTTGAACTCATGCAAGCAAAACCATGTTGACGAATGATTTCGTGATCAGTTCTACCAGCTGAAGATGTCTTTCGCGCAGAACCAGTTGGATCAGGATAGGCAATAACTTTTCGATCTTTGAAACGTTCTTTTAGCATGGCACATACTTCATCAGTATTAGTTTGCGTCACGCTTACTTCGTCCCAAATGTGCAATGTATCTCCTACACGACTACCAATTACACCTGCCAGCACGCTGACGTTAAAGTCAGTGCCCCAAAGGATTGGGCCACCAGTGTCCTTAATGTCTTCGCTAATGTTTGCATCATCAAAGTCAGGATACACCCGACCCATGAGTGTTTCAAAACTAGCTAAAAACTCTTGACGAAAAGTGCGAGCATCCATTTCTCGTTTTGCTACTTCAATTTCATCTGCGGGAACACGTCCTCCATCCAATGTGGTGTAACTAAATCGTTTCCATGTGCGATCACCTTCATGTGATTCCCACAAGTCATGGAAGTGATTAAGACCTGCAGGCGTAGTGATATGCCAGCACTGACCGCCGGTATCTGCCAATGAAGGTCGGACAACCTCTGGCCACAACTTAGGCTTGCAGTAAGCGGCTTCGTCAATTACGCATCCAGACAAACTGGTGCCTCGAAGAGAGTCTGGATTATCTGCTCCCATCAAGCAAATGGTTGATCCATTGGTGAAGGTGATACTTACCTCTCCCAGCATAACTTTGGCAACAGATTCTTTTGGTGCAATGCTTTGCAGCATTTTCCATGCAATTCGTTTTGCAGAATCCTGGGTCTTGGTCACATACCAAAACTCTCGACCACCAGACATGGACAAAGCCCATGTAACCAAGCGCAAAATACTTAGATAGGTCTTCCCAAAACGGCGCCCGCAGCAAAGCATCTTGAAACGAGCATCAGCAAAATATACCGATCCCTGTGCTTCCCCAAGAGTGCTTTCAAGCTGACTAATGAGTACCGAGAAGTCAACACCATCTTCCCTGTACTTTGGTTCGTAAAGATCCCTACCCCCTAAGCATCCAGACAGAATGGACATCTTTTATATTAGTTTGACTAAGCGAGACTGAAATTGAAGCGAGTTCAATGCAGTGCTATTCTGTCCATCACGAATTGAATTGTGATAGATCTGTAATGCCTGCGAGAGTAGTGTGGCAAGCATTTCAGGTCGTTCTAACTCCCATTGTGCAACGATTTCTTCCTTGGCAGCACGAAGATAGCGGTCAGCATGACGTTCGCTGATGTTGTAAGTCTTAACAAGCCATTCAATGGCTTGACGTCGTGTTGCTCCGTGTACAAGCATGTTTACCGTTTGTCTGACGCGCATAAGCTGCTCATGAGCAGTTGCCTTGTCTCTTGGTCTGCCTGGGCTTCCTGGCGGCCTTTCGGGATCACCAAACAGGTAGACGTGACCGGGCATTTCAGCAGTGATGTCAGTCAGTTCACGTGTAT